GGCCCGCTGGTCGGCTCAATACAAGCCGTTGTGGCGACGGTCAAAGGCAGTGAACTACAGATCGAGCGTCGAGTCTTTGCCAAGTCGGTCCACCGGGACAATTGGGGGACGTGTGACGCCTTCATAATCGACGTGCCCGATAAGGTCGTCTATGTCTGGGACTTCAAATACGGCTTTGGCTTTGTCGACCATATCGGGAATTGGCAACTGATCGACTACGCCCAAGGCGTGATTGATTCGCATGCACTCATCCCGGGCGATTATCGCATTGAGATGACGATTTATCAGCCGCGCTGCTATCAGGCCGACGCTGCCATGCGAAAATGGGTCATCTCGGGCCAAGAGCATGCCGAACTTGTGGACAAGCTCCGCATGGCCGCCAAGCTGGTGTCGCCAAACAGTGCGGCCACCACAGGCCCCCACTGCAAGCATTGCCGGGGTATCCCGGCGTGCGAGGCTAACCGGCGCATGGTTGGCTATATCTGTGACCAGAGCCTCAAGACGGGGAGCGACCTGCCTGCGCCAAGCGCGCTTGGCAGTGAATATGCCCTGTTGCTGGAATCACAGGCACGGCTCAAGGCCCGGATCGTCGGGCTGGAAGCTGCAATTTCCGCTAACCCGGCTGGCACCGGCTGGGTCGTGGAGCAAAAAGACGGGCGGGAAAAATGGGCCTCGCCAGTCGCGGAAGTCTTTGCCCTTGGCGATATGATGGGGGTCGACCTCCGCAAACCGCCAGAGGCGATAACTCCAGTTCAGGCCCGAGAAAAGGGGCTTGACGCTGAGGTCAGCAAAGCCTATTCAGTAAAGACCAAGGGCGAACCGAAGTTGGTTCGGGCAACCGCCAGCGCCGCCGCCCTCGCGTTCAGCAAGTAAGGAAACAACGCAAATGCCAATCTCTTTCAATGCAGGTCGTGGCCGTCTCGTTCAGGGCGACCCGACAACCGCCAACCCGGTCAAGGACCAGAAGGGCCAGCCGGTTCTTAACAAGGACGGCACGCCCCGCACCGAATATTTTGCCGGTATCGGATACCCCAAGGGCTCCGCCGAATGGGCCTATATTCAGGGCCAGCTTGAGGCGGAAGCCATTGCCGGTTGGGGCTCCAAGCTCAACCCGAAGATGGTCAAGGACTTCTCGTGGAAGTATTTTGACGGTGACGGGACCGACAAATACGGCAAGCCGCTGACCGAAAAGAACCCGGCCCTTGCTGGCATGATGGTCCTGCGCGCGAACAACGGCTATGCCCCGTCTTGGTGGGCACGCCAGCCGCTCTTGCCGGACGGCCATCCGGAGAAGGCGAACTATCAGCCCGGCACCGAAGGCGCATTGATCCAGCTTGACACCACAACCGCCAAGCAACTTTTCAAGCGCGGCTTTTTCGTCCGCCCGTTTGTCGAGGTCAAGATCAATGACAACATGGAATCGCCCGGCGTCTATGTGAACCTGCTCGGAATCGAACTGTTCGAATTTGGCGAGGAAATCCACGTCACGGGCGGCCCGTCCGGTGAAGAAATGTTCGGCGGTGCCGCAACCCCTCCGGCTGGTGCCGCTGCGCCAACCGCTTCGGCACCTGCGCCCGCCCCGACTGCATCCCATACTAGCTACATGGCCCCGCCCCCAGCCCCTCCGGCTCCGCCCCCGGCTCCTCCGGCCCCTCCGGCTGGCCCAGAGCTTAACGCCGCTGGCAAGGCCGCCAACCCCGGCCAGACCTATGCGAGCTTCATTGCTGCGGGCTGGAGCCCGGAACAGTTGAAGGCAGCCGGGTTCATCGACTAACGCCAATGGCAGGGGGCTCCGGCCCCCTCCCCTCCCGTCAACTCTCAAAGGTAACGCAACCATGAGACTCACAAATACCGACCGCGAACGCATTTGCCGCGATGCCGTCGCCGCCCGCTTCGATCCGTCCGAAGAGGCATTCGCTCATGAAGAGCACTCCATTGCGGACCGGGTTTACCGCTCTTTGATCTCCGTCGAGGAAGAGGCGTTCGCCGCTGGCCTCCCCGCCCATTGGCATAAGACGGAGGGCCGTATTTACGTGAACGTCGCCGGTCAACGGCACTGGCTGGAATTCCGCGTCAAGCGCATTATCCCCCCGGCACTGGATTGGGTGGTCGAAGAGGGCCCCCTTGCCGCAACCGTGCATCAATTTGCCCTCCGGCGCGAGAACCTGAAAGTCCAGCGCAAGGAAGCGCACCGGGCAGTGCGGGCCATGCTCGACTCCATTTCAACCCTCAAGGCGCTAGAAACGAACTGGCCAGAGGGCAAGGAATTCTACCAGTTCCTCTATCAGGCCAAGGGCGCTCCGCTGCCTGCCGTCCCCGTCCAGACGGTAAACTCCATCCTCGGGCTGCCGAAGTGACGGCCCCGCTCCCTAACGGCCAGATTTACTATCTGGCCAGCCCCTACACCCACCCCAGCCCCTCCATTCGCGAGCAACGCTACCGGGATTTGCAGGAATATGCGGGGCCGTTGATGGTCGCGGGATATTTCATCTATGCCCCGATCCTCCAGACCCACCCCGTCGCCGCCCGGTTCTCCCTGCCGGTGGAATTTGAATGGTGGGAGCAATACAATCGGGCCTTTATCCAAATCTCTGCGGGCGTTATCGTCGCGGACATCCCCGGTTGGAGTGAGTCGCGGGGGGTCCGGCACGAGATTGCATTGGCCCGCAAAATGCTCTTGCCGGTTTGGTTGCTCGATATTCACGGACGGTTCTCCCAGCTATGACGCTCCCCCCGCCTCCTCCCCCGCCCCGTGAAATCCACGCGACGGGCGATTTTGAAACCTATTCGGAGGCGGGGCTTTTTCTGCTCGACGGCAAATATGTCTCCATGCACGGCTCGACTGCGCAGACGGACAAGGGCCTCGCGGGCGTCGGGACGGAGAATTATGCCCGGCACCCCACCACTGAGGTTCTGACCTTCTCATACCGGCTCCCCGGTGGCCCCCTGCGCCGTTGGAAGCCCGGCCAGCCCCCACCCCAAGACCTGTTCGACTATCTCGCCGCTGGTGGCCTCTTTGAGGCGCACAACATCATGTTTGAGCGGATGATTTGGCATTGGGTTTGCGTGCGCAAATATGGGTGGCCCGATCTGCCCCCGGCGCAACTCCGCTGCTCTATGGCCAAGGCGCGCGTTAATGCGTGGCCCCCGTCCCTCGCCAACCTGACAAAGGCGCTCGGCACCAGTATTGAAAAGGACGCGGACGGTCGCCGCCTGCTCAATAAGTTTTCCGTCCCGCGCAAGCCCACCAAGGCCGATCCGCGCTATCGTATCCACCCGGAGAGCGACCCCGTCGACGGGCCGAAGCTCTATGCCTACTGCGACACGGACGTTGAGTCGGAGGAGGAAGCCAGCGGCATGCTCCCGGACATGACCCGAGACGAACTGTCCTTCTGGCTGATTGATCAGGAAATCAATTGGCGGGGCGTCGGCGTCGACCTCGAGTCCGTCCGTGCCATGCGGGTCATCCTCCAGACGACGCTTGAGGTCTTTGGCGCGGAATATGCTGCCATCACGGGTGGCCTGTCTCCCAGCCAGCCCGCTGCCTCTCTCGAATGGCTCCGGACCCGTGGCGTCAATATGGGATCGTTCGACAAGGACGCGGTGGAAGAGGCCCTAAGCTGGGATCACATTCCAGCCGACGCCCGGCGCGTTCTGGAAATCCGCCAACTGACCGGGTCCGCAAGCGTCAAGAAACTGTTCGCCCTTGAGCGCGAGGCCACGCCGGACAGCCGCCTCAAGAACCTGTTCACCCACCACGCGGCCCGCACCGGGCGCGCCGGGGGTAACGGGCCCCAGCCCCAGAACCTGCCCAAGGCGGGCCCTGACCTGCGCTGGTGCGATTGCGGCAAGCCCTCGGGCCACTTCCACGACGCCTGTTGCTGGTGCGGTGCGCCGCTGACTGGCAAGGTCTATGGCTGGGATGAGCCCCGCCCAGAAGGCGCAACCAATCAGGTCGACGCTGTAACGGACCTCATGAAAACGCTCTCATTCGAACTTGTCCAATGGGTCTTTGGCGACGTCCTCTTGGCCATCTCCGGTTGCATCCGTGGCATGTTCGTCGCGGGCCCCGGGCATGACCTCATCGCGTCCGACTTCACGGCCATTGAAGCGGTTGTGGCCGCCTGTCTGGCAGGCGAACAGTGGCGCATTGACGTTTTCAAAGAGGGCCGCCCGATCTATCTGGAATCGGCCTCCCGCATTACCGGCACCTCCGTCGCGGCGTATCTGGCCTACGCCAAAGAGAACGGCAAGCATCACCCGGACCGCAACAAGATCGGCAAGGTGGCGGAGCTTGCCCTAGGCTTCGGCGGTTGGGTCGGGGGCTGGCGCGGGTTCGATGATACTGACACTTTCACGGACGAACAGGTCAAGCAAAACATCATCGCTTGGCGCGAGGCGTCTCCGGCCATTGTCGAAATGTGGGGAGGGCAGGGTCGCGGCTGGCCGGGCTCCCGCTCCTACGTCAAGGAATGCTTTGGCCTAGAGGGCATTTTCGTCCTCGCCTGCCTCAATCCGGGTCAGGCTTTCTGGTATCGGGGAATCCGTGCCATGAAGCGCGGGCATGCCGTCTACATGCGCCTGCCGTCTGGGCGCGAGCTTGCCTATCAGCACGCGACCTTGACGCCCAGCCCGCGCCGGGAGGGCGAATGGGCCATCTCGTTCATGACGTGGAACACGAACCCCAAGAAAGGCCCGATGGGCTGGATTTGGGACTCGACCTATTCCGGAAAGCTCTTCGAAAATATCGTGCAGGCGACGGCCCATGACATCCTTCGGGCTGCCATCGTCCGGCTGCGCGCGGCAGGATATCCTTGCGTCCTGCACGTTCACGACGAAATCGTAGTCGAGGTGCCGGAGGGCTTTGGCTCTGTCGAGGAAATGGAACGCCTCATGAGCATGCGGGAAGATTGGTTCGCTGACTGGCCGGTTTCGGTCGACGGCGGATATCGGGAAAAGCGTTACCGCAAATAGATGTTGACGGCCCCGTCAAGGTGTGAAACAAGAGGTCATCGAAACGGAGATACCGACATGACCATTCAGCAAGTGACCGCCGAACTGCGCAAAATCGCAATCGAACTGCGCGCTGAGAAAATCCCATATGCCCGGCTGGTCCGGCTCTCGGATCGCCGGTGGGACTTAGAAGCCCGCTATGATATGCTCCTCCGCCAAGCCGGGCTTGAGCGCCCGTGAATAAAGGGTTCTGGACGTATCGGGCGGACCCTCCGCCCGAACACCCGCCCCCGGACTTCAAAGGCACGGCGGAAGAGTGGCGGACGCTTACGCCCGGTTATCGCCGGGCGATCTGGATTGATTCCATCCGGCGCGAAAACAGTGTTGACGGCCCCGTCAAGGTGTGAAACAAGAGGTCATCGAAACGGAGATGCCGACATGACCCACGAGGCCGTTAAATGGATGACCAAGATCGAAAACAAGGCCAAGCCCATTCTTGAACAGGCAGGGCTCCAGTGGGATAACCGCAACCCCGTATACCGGGAAGCCTATGCCGCCTTTGAGGCGGGCGACGTTGGAACGCTCAAGCAAATTTGGGAGGATAATTTCTGCTAATGTTCAAGATCGTGGAAAAGAAAAACCCGCTCGCCGTGCATGGGCTGTTTGACAGCCGGGAGCGCGCGGAACGCCACCTGAAAGAGGTCATCCCGGGCTATGTGGCCCGGGGGCTCTTCATGGACAAAACCCTAACCGCTGACAGTTTTGAGGTAGTCGAGAAATGACCTTTATCGTCCTCGCCGTGGTCGCCTACTGCCTCGCCTGCACAAAGGCGGCCCACCTATGGTAAAGCCCGCCCTCGCCATATTAGCCATGCTGGCAGTCGCCTATTTCATCGGGCTGGTGATTTTCAAGGAAGAGCCCGCGCCCGCGTGGCGCGTCTGTGTCCCCGGGACTGTTCATGGAAATGTCAAGTGCAACTGGATGGGGTCGGGCTGGCTCCCATATACCGCGCCCGCCCCCTACGTTTCCACCCGCAAGTGCAAGGGCACGATGGAGGAATGCCTGTTCTGGTGGCGTTAACTGAGGCCCCGGGCTTTCATCGCGCAATGCACCTGAAAGAACAGTTCCGGCAGCGTCCCGGCATTGTCGAGAATGAGGGAGGGCGTGCAAGGCATGGCCTCGCTGGAGTGCCCGTTGACCGGGCCGGTGCCGGGCCGCCTGATCTCCCAGACCTCGTCACAGATCGAGCCCTCATTGGCGAACCGAACGGACTCCTGCACTGCCCGCTTTTGTGACTTGGCCCATGCCGCCCAGATGCCAAACCAGAGGTCGGGGTCGATGAAGTCCCGGCCAAACTCCGTCCCGAGAAACTGTTGAATTTCGGTCGAGGTCCGCCCGCCAAGCTCCGGGATCGGGTCGCGCTTCCGGCTGCCGTCAATGATCTCGTGAAGGTCCGAGTCGGAGATGCCGGGGAACTTGGCGCGCAACAGGACTGCGAACATGTCGGCCAGTGGGGTCTTGATGTGGCGGCGCTTGAAGCGGAATTCCGATTCCAGATAGCGCGCGACCTCGGATTTGCCCGCGCCGCCGTAGCCTTGAAGCCCGATTATCATGCTGTGAACCCGCTTGTAAGGATGGCGTAAACGATGGTCCCGCCCGCCACCAGACCTGAGATAAACCAGCCCGAGATGACGCTTGGCGGGTGGCGCTCGCCTACCGGGGAAGCCGGGGCGGTCAGGCCATACATGCCAGCGAGGAAAATCACGGTCGCGATGATCTGCGGCACCGGGCCTTGTGTAAGCCAAGGGGGATCGCCAAAGGCCGTCGAGGTCAGCGCATAGCATCGCTGGACAAGGTACATGGCCCAAGCTGACCAGATCATAAGGATAACCTTGTCCGACCCTTCCACGGCCCCCCTACGGATCGCCCGGGACGCGGCAGGCGTCCATATCCAGACGATGCCAGCCGCCACACCGGCAACTAGGCAGTCCGCCAAGAGCTTGCCCCAGAAGGGGCCGACAGCGAAATGGACCAGAAAAGAGATGATCAGCGCGAAAAGGGAAAGCCAGAGGTTTTTGGTCATTTGCGTAGTTCCAAAACGACGCCGCGCGCCAAGGTTTCTTGTATCTGGTTTGAGATGGACCGCGCCAAGATGGCCTCGCGCTGGAGCTTTAGCCCGGCGATGTCACGGTCCTTTTCTGTTCGGTTACTGGCCGGTGGAACCTTTATGTCTGACCTTTTGAGAAGCCAACCAAACATCACGTTACTCTCCCTTGAATCGCTGCTAATACCGATTGCAGGGTAGTGCGGTTGGATTGCACGACTTCCACCAGAACCTTGCTCTCGTCTAAACGCGACTCCTGTAGCTCGGAGTTGCGGTCCCTTTCATCTTTCAACTCTGTCTTTAGCCCCGTGACCTCCGCTGCGTGCCGGGCTTCCATTCGCACTATGTGAACCAAGAGGATCGCGGACACTACGGCAAACGGACCTTGGGTCAGTAGCCAGTTCGTCAATTCAGTCATTTGCGCCCAATCATCCCGATGCCAGCGGCCAGAGCGCGCGCGCCAACAAGCCCAAAGAAGGACAAGAGGACAGCGTGGCCAGTTTCGTCAAAGGGAGGAGGGAATTTCGGAATGCGCCAGACGCCGCCAAGGAATTGCGTGTCGATCCAGACGGCCCAGAGATGGGCGACGAACGGGAAGGCAATGGCGAAAGTGAGAAGGCGCATTTCCCAATTGCCAGCGGTCGCAATGCGGACCTCCTTGGCGTTCGTCTGGGCTGCGCGGCGTTCCTCGTGGGCCCGCTGTTCGGCGCTGGTCATAGCCTCAATGCGCATGCGCTCGCGCGCAACGTCATGGGCGAAAATCTTGTCGAGGAGGCCACCTGAAAGCCAATTTAGGAAGAGGTTCAGCATGGGGCCGGAGTATAGGGAGACTGCACGGCAGAGTAAAGAGTTGACGTCTCCGTCAAGACATGGGACAAGAGGTCATCGAAACGGAGATGCCCGATGTTCAATGCCTCGCAATATGCAGCCCTTAACCACTTCTCTCACAACCAGAATCGTCGCAACTGCCAGATTTACCCCAGCACGACTACCGTTGAGGGAATCGAAAATCACGCCGGACGGCTGTTCGCATTCGTCAAAAGTGTTGATGCCGAAAAGGGGATTTTCCACTCGCAAGCATGCGTCTCCATTGGCCCGCGCGGAGGGGTTAAGGTGTACGGGGAAAGCTGGGATGTATATTAAAGGAAAGGGCCCCGAAGGGCCCTTTTGCTAGTCTGGGGGGTCGACATCC